CACGCGAAATTACATCTACGTTGATTGGTACAGCGTCAAAGACACCAAGGCTTGTCGATGTTGATGGCGTGTAAGCCTGGCTAAATCCTTTGTGCTTGCCATTGTGACGTTGAATTTGGAAAGCAGGCTTATTGTCAGTAGGTTTTAGTTGATCAGGATACAAGCTCTTTGTTCCGAAGCCACTTCGCAAATCTCCAAAAGACGGTCGGCCATCTGAACCGTCAGTTTTTGCGAATAAAAATACACTTTGCTTATCTAAATCAAGTAGGCCAGCCTGCCCAAAAGCCGTTTTAGAATAATCAATTGACTGAATTTTTGATGCGCCTAGCACCAACAACAGTTGCATAAACTGCGTTGACCCAAAGTTTTCAATCGCGGACCACACCAACGATCCAGCGACTCGTACATTGCCGCTTGCGTTTTGATTGGTGTAAACAAGATTGACTGGATCGCCGTAGCTTGCCAGCTCTTGTGTGCTGTTGAAACCAAACGTCGGAGCGAAACGCTGTTCTCTATTACGGCGCTGCCTATCTTTAATGTCTGGTATTTCAGGCTTAGGTGCAAGCAATGCTGCACCGACTTGGAATAAGATGCCGACAACAGTCAGAACCAACGCAGTCGTGCTGATTGCCTCGTTGCGTATATCTAATGCAGTCCCGACTTTTGCGTCTTTATATTCTTGCTGAACAGCAACAAATTCAAGATACTCTTCTTCACTAATGCCCAGTGCTTCAACAAGCTGGTGCTCGTATGGAAGTAGTTTCCGCATCAGTCCACCCAGAAATAGTAAGCTTTTACGCGATCAACAGGCAGTGACACGACTCGGCCACCTGGAGCAATGCAAATAACTCGTCCATCAACGACCGTGCCAAGAGCGGCATTGTCAGCCTGTGAAAGCAACGCGACGGCACCGTCTTTCGGCATTTTAATGCGTTTGCCGCTTTGTAGTAACCACCGCGCTACATGCCGTGGCTTCAATGTTTCTGGCGTAAACCACCAGTAAGCCCAAGAGTAACGCTCGCTGTGATCTGACAGGCCGAGCCGAGTGCGAATTTCGCAGACCAATTGGAAACAATCCGTCTTGCTGCGGCCATCGTTTGGATGTGCGCCCCAGCAGTATTCAAGGCCGATCAGATCATTCATCGCAATGACAAGGCAGAATCAAGCGGAAGAATGCCAACGTTTTGCTGATTAAGTCGCTGGGCAGGGAAGTTTGATGCCACGGAATCTGCCGCTGTATTGAATCGCAGCTCAATGGTGTCTAAGCCGATGCTCGCGCCAAGCCCGATAAATTGTTCCGTTGGGCCAGCATTTGAAACTCGACCGTTTTTGTTGACGGTTCTTGTGTAAAGAGTCAGCAAACTTTTCCTGTTGCCTTCCGCCACATCAAGCAACCTTAAGGCAATTTCGTTGGCGGGAAACAGGACCTGTATTTGCAGGTTGTCGCCGTTCAAGCTAGACACACCGCCATTGACTTGAAATGGTGCAAATCCGTAAGTCAAACCGCCAAATGTGCTGTTGTCGCCAACAAAGTAATTTTGATAACGATACGGACCACCAGTGGCAGTTAAATCGAAGTATTGAACAATGCGGATTTGTTGCGTCATAACACGTCAAGCTCTCCGACAAGCCTTACGGTAACTGTGCTGACACCAGCTTTCACGCTCTGCACTTGCGGCGGAGCAGCATAACGCCAGCTTATATCAGTTGGCGCTTGAATCAGGCTTTCAAGGTCGTCATCCATGCCTGCAAACATGCGGTCAGGTAGCGTGAATTTATCGTAGGTCCCGTCAACGCTATTGTAATGATCAATAA